CCAAAAACGCTCATGCAAAACCCCATGATACGGTTTCCCCAAAAGAAGGGGGCAGACCATGGGCAGAATTCCATACCGTAAACCGCCGAAGAAGGTGGTGGCCTCGGCAGCGCTTATCGCTCTTCTTGGCGGAGGGGCTGCCTATCTCAGCCTCGACACCGTCGCAGATTTTGAGGGCTATGTGCCTGAAGGCTACAGGGATCCCGTGGGTATACCCACCAAGTGCTGGGGAGATACGCGTAACGTCACGATAGGGCAGGAATACAGCTTCGAGGAGTGCTCTAGGTCTCTCAATGAGCACCTTTACGAGAACGCCCGTCCCGTCACTATCTGCGTGAAGGACTTCGACCAGCTCCCGGACAAGACAAAGGCCGCGCTCGTCTCCATGGCCTACAACATCGGCCCCACGGCTTTCTGTAAATCCAGCGTGGCCAGATACTTCAATCAGGGACGACGTGAGCGCGGGTGTGAGCGCATCAGCGAGATATATAAGACCGCCAGAGGGCAGGCTCTTCCCGGGCTGGAGCGCCGCCGTGCGTACGAGTCGGCTATGTGTCTGCGAGGCCTGAAGGAGGGGAAGTAGATGTTCTCCTGGCTCACAAAAATTCTGACATATATCCCCGGTATCGGCTCCATCATCGAAAAGGTGACTGGCGCATCCGCCGAGGCCGAGAAAATCCGCGCGCAGGTCGAGCTCGAGGAAGCCCGCGCCTTCAAGTCGGGCAAGGTCGCACCCAGATATGTCCGCGGATACATCCTGAACGGCATCCTCGCCGGTGGCGCTATTGTCCTCGTTCTGTCTCTCGTCTGGCCGGATCTGCTGACCATCCCGCAGGACCTGCTCTCCCAGCTGGAGAAGCTGATCCGTGCACTGGGAGCCGAGTAGTGGCGCAGCTCTCACTGACAAACGTTTTGCTCGGCCTCCTCGTTGGCATCGTGGCTTTTATAGGCCGGCGCATTATCGAGCGGCTGGACAAGTTGGAAGCGCAGCACATCGTCTGCGTTCGCGATTTTGCCAAGCAGACGGAAAACGAAGACGCGCATAACAGGATTTGGAACAAACTGGATTCACACGAGTCTAGGATTACAAGATTGGAAGCTAAGAAGTAATGGGACTCACGGCTAAACAGGAAGCATTCTGTATCGAATACGTTAAAGGAGGAAGCAAATCCTTCTCTGACGCCTACAGAGCGGCCTTTTCCTGCGCACACATGAAGCCGAGCACCATTAACACCAAGGCTTCTGTCCTGGCACAAAACGGTAAGATTAGGGCCAGAATTAACGAGTTGCGCGCAGAAGCGAGCAGAGAAGCGAGTGTAACTCTCGTGGACCATCTGCGTACGCTGGAGACTCTGCGGGATAATGCGGCCGAAGCTGGGCAGTACAGCGCCGCCGTCAAGGCTGAGATAGCCCGAGGCAAGGCCAGTGGGCTGTATGTTGAGAGGCAGGAAATTACAGGCTCGGATGGTGGCCCTGTGGTAGTGCTGTTCGGAGGTGGTCAGCGTGAGCAGGTGTAATGTTCAGCTCTACGATTATCAGATGGAGGCGCTCGCCACGCTCGACAGTCGCAAGTACGGTGTCATGATCTGTCACCGTCGGTGGGGGAAGACCGTGCTTGCGGTCTCCCGGCTGTGTCGCAATGCCGCGAATGGCGGTGAGACATACCGGGGGGCATATCTGGCGCCGACGTACAGGCAGGCGAAGGACGTAGCTTGGGACTACATCAGGAAGATCGCTGTGGCCGCGGGCGCAAATATCAATATATCGGAGTTGAGCGTGGAGTTTTCCAATGGAGCCCGCATCAGGCTCTATGGCGCTGAGAATCCTGATTCCCTCCGCGGGCTCAACTTGTGCGATGTCGTTATAGACGAGGTCGCACAGATGCCACGTTCCGTCTGGACAGAAATCATCCTGCCCATGCTTGTCTCTACGCAGGGCAGCGCTCTCTTTGTAGGGACGCCTAAAGGAAAGAACCTGCTTCTGTCAATCTGGGAGGAGGCCAAGGCGCATCCCGACCAGTGGGTGGCGCTGATGTTCAAGGCATCTGATACTCATTTTTTTACAGAGGAAACGCTGTCGCGAGCCCGCCGCTCGATGTCCGAAGAAGAGTACCTGCAGGAGTACGAGTGCTCTTTCATGGCCTCGGTAAAAGGGTCTTATTACGGTCGTCTGTTGGAGTCTGCAGAGCACGATGGGCGCATCTGCGGGGTTCCGTACAATCCCGGTTCTGCCGTCATCACGGCATGGGACCTCGGCTTCAGCGACTCTACAGCTATCTGGTTTGCTCAAATCGTCGGGCAGGAAGTGCACGTCATCGACTACTACGCCTCCTCCGGTGTCGGACTCGACCATTATGCCAAGGCGCTAAAGGACAAACCCTACGTTTATGGGGAGCACATCTACCCGCACGACGTGGCGGTGTCCGAGCTCGGCACGGGGACGACACGCCTCGAGACGCTCAGGAAACTTGGTCTCCCTGGAAGAGTCCTGAAGGCTACCCGCGTGGATGACGGCATCAACGCTGTCCGCATGCTTCTCCCGAGGTGCTGGTTCGACCTGGAGCGCTGCGAATCCGGGCTGGACGCCCTGCGTATGTACCAGCGTGACTGGGACGAGAAGGCGCAGGACTTCCGTTCTTCTCCCAGGCACGACTGGACGAGCCATGGCGCTGACGCCTTTCGCTATCTCGCCACCGGCATTGATACAGCCGCCGCCACTGTGAGCGGCCGCGCCTTTGCCCCTCTCCGCCAGAATTTCGCTACGAGGCTTGCCTAGTATGAGATCCAAGACTGATGTCAAGGCGCGTCTGCACCGCATCATCCTCTCCGAGATGAGTCACTGCATTGGCAAGTCCGGCGGCCAGCTCTCTCATGCCCGTGACGAGCTCAAAAAAAAGTATCTGGGCTACGGGTACACCGGAGACGACAAACGCGCCGAGCATGGATACTCCACGTACGTTGACCGTACCGTCATGGAGGCCGTGGAGTGGGCGAAGCCGTCTCTCTTCCGCATCTTCACGACTACCGACGACATCATCCGGTTCGAGCCAAAGACTCCCGAGCAGGAGCAGGCGGCCGCCGACGCCACGCTCTACGTCAACAATGTGATCTTCGGGCGGGAGATGTTCCGCCTGGTGCATGACGTCCTCGCTGACGGCCTCTATCAGCGCGTAGGCTGGTGCATCGCGCACTGCCCCGTGGAAAAAGAGACCCGCCTTCTCGAGTACGAGGGCCTCACGGAGCAGGAAGCCATGGCTCTCATCATGGATCCTGCCATGGGGATTTCAGAGGATGGGGATAATCTCAAAGTCGAGGAAGTCGTCGGCCAGGGACAGCTTCCACTCTACAATCTGCATGTCCGCAGGACGGAGGAGCATCGCTCCATCCGGCTGGACGCTATCCCGTCCGAGCGCGTCGTCATCTCGTCCGATGCTCCTGATGTGGCACACGCCCGCTTCGTGGCCCACTGGGAGCTGAAGAGCCGGTCAGACCTCATCCGCGAGGGGTACTCCCCGGAAGAGGTGGACGATCTGCCCGCCTACGACACGGAAGACGACGCTCCCGAGACCATCACCGGGCGGGAAATTAACGCTGAAGACACTGCGGATGCGGATGAGCTCGCCAGAGAGTCCCGCCTGTATCAGGTCTGGGAGGCCTGGACGGACTGCGACATCAACGGCGACGGCCTCGCCGAAAAAGTGAAGGTCACCTACGTGGGCGGGGAGGACACGGCCCGCATACTCGACTGGGAGGAATGGCCGCTGTACAGGGCGCCGCTTTTCGCCGCCTGCTCCGTACCTATGCCTCATCAGGCTATAGGGCTGTGCCTCGCTGACCTCGTGAGTGACCTGCAGGACGTCAAGACGGAGATGACCCGCCAGCTGCTGGACAGCCTCGTTTTAGCCAACCAGGGCGAGCTCGTGGTCAACGAAGGCGAGAACGGGTCGGTAGACTACGACTCTCTTCTCTCCCGCGGGGCTGGCGGCTTCATAAGGTGCCGTGGCGACGCCTCCATCACTCCCCTTAACGTCAATACCAGCGCGCAGGATGCACTGGGCGGCCTCACTGCCGTGGAGAGCGTGGTGGAGCGCAGGACCGGTATCACGGCGCGCACGCAGGCGCTCAAAGCCGACGCCCTCCAAAATACCGCCACGGGCGCCAGTATCCAGGAGGAGGCCGTCAATCAGAGGCTCGAGCTCATCGCCAGAGTTTATGCCGAGACCTTCTTCCGGCCGCTTGGGCGCTATGTCCTACACCTCCTGCACCGATATCAGGACCGTGAAGTCCAGGTGCAGCTGAAGGGACGCTTCATGTCCTTTGACCCGCGCAAGTGGGACCCTGACATGGATATCAGCGTTGCTGTCGGCCTCGGGACCGGAAGCAAAAGCAAGCAGCTCGCCGTCTTCCAGCAGATTTTGCAGGTGCAGCAGGCCTTTATCGCCCAGCTGGGCGAAAACTCTCCCGTGCGTCTCTCCAATGTCATCTACACGTGCCACAAGCTCTGTGAAGCCGCAGGTCTGCAGGCTCCGGAACGCTTCTTCGGGACGGAAGAAGACGCGAAACGCGCTGAACAGGCCGCCATTCAGGCCCGCAGGAGTCAGCAGATGGACCCGCTCACAGCAGCAAAGGTCCAGACCGAGCAGGTGAAGGCACAGACGGCCCGCCAGAAGGCGGCTCTGGACCTCCAGATCCAGCAGGCAAGGCTCCAGCAGGAGACGCAGGGCAAGGCCGTGAAGGCCCAGAATGACGCCGTCATCGCCCAGCAGAAGCTGCAGGCGAATACGGCCCTGAAGGCCCAGGAGCTGGAGACGGAGAAGCAGCTCAACGCGATGAAAATCATGCAGGGCGGAGCGGCCCCCAATGTCACTAACATCAGGCAGCAGGTGATCTGACGATGAATTTCGACGAGAAAAAACGCAGGGCTGATGAAGCCGCCTTCATCCTCCGGTCGGACGTCTTCCGGGAGACCTTCGAGGCGCTGGATGCCGAGTGCGTCAGCCAGTGGCGTCGGGCTCAGGATCCGGCAGTCAGAGAGAACGCCTGGCGGACACAGAGGACGCTCGGTCTGGTACGCGACCACCTGCAGGGCATCATTCACAGCTACATCATTAAGGAGAACAAGCAGCATGCCTAAAGCTACAGTTTCGACCGCGGTCACCCAAACCGCCGGCCCGACGGGGCAGTCTATCGACGCGGGAACCGATACTTCCACTATAGACCGCGCCCCGCTTTCTGCTGTGAAGCACAGAGGAATCGACTCGGTGGACGACCTTACCGACGCTCTTTCTGGCGAAGATGGGGACACCGCTTCCACAGCCATCACGGACGGAGACGCAGATACCGACGCTCAGGACGCATCCACAGGCGAAGCGGGAGATGTTTCCGCCCAGACGCAGGTGCAGTCCGATATCCCTATGCCTGACGGCTTCGAGGAAGAGACGTGGGGCACGCTGACCCCGGAAGCCCGTCAGGCCGTTCACGGCATGGCGATGGCACAGGCTCAGGCCCTCGCCCAGGAGCGGCAGGCAAGTGTCTCTGTCCGCACCGAGCGGGACCGCCAGATCAATGCCGCAGGCGCTCTGCTGGCCAATGCGAATCAGCTCCTCCAGGCAGTCACGGACGCGGAGTACGCCGGCATTGACTGGGCTCAGCTCAGCCAGACGGACCCGGCGTCCTACGTGCAGCTCTCCCGGCAGTACGCGCAGCGCAGGGCGGCTGTTCAGCAGCTCGGAGAGCGTGTCAGGCAGGCGGCCCAGGCAGTGCAGGCTCAGCGTCAGGCCGAGCATCAGCAGAACCTCCAGAATGAGATGGCCACCGTCATCCCCCGCCTGAAAGCCCTGCTGGGCGCCGAGTTCAGCGCCCCGAAATTCGCGCAGGAAGCTGCGCAGTATCTGGTCGGGCAGGGAGTGCCGGCGGACGCCATTGGGCGGATATCGAAGGGGTACGAAGCGGAAATTATCGCCAAGGCTATGGCATATGACCGCCTCGCCGGCGCCCGCAAAATGGCCGCCAAAAAAGTGGCGGAAGCGCCCACCGTAGAAGCCGGCGGCCGAAGCGTCAGCGGAGAAGAAGGCGCCGCCCTGAAGCGCGCCAGATCCATTCTCAAGCAAAACAGCAGGAGCACACAGGCGCTCGCCGATGTGCTCGGAGCCCTCTAGAGAGGAAGGAGAAAAATATGCCCGTAGTATCCGGACAGCTGCAGGATTCCCACATTGTGGGCAAACCTCGCGATCTCATGGATGTTATCTTTGACGTGTCTCCGACGGACACGCCTTTTCTCACTATGTGCGGTAAAAGCAGGGCCATCCAGACCCTGCACGAGTGGCAGACTGACACTCTGGCCACTCCTGCCGTGAACTCGACTCTGGAAGGCGCGGACGTCACCACCTTCACAGAGTCCACCACGACTGAGCTGAGCAATAAAACTCAGATCCTTTCCAAGGCTGTGTCCGTTTCCGGCACCGCCCAGGTGGTGCAGCAGAAAGGCGTCAAAAAGCAGTACAACTATCAGCTCGCTCAGAGGACAAAGGAACTCAAAAAGGACGTCGAGCTTGCCCTGCTGAGCAACCAGGTGGCCAGATCTGACAACGGCACCAACGGGCGTCTCATGCGCGGTCTGCCCACCTGGATGCCTGCCGACAACTCCGACGTGGCCGGCACCATCGGCTCCGACTCCGCAGCGTGCGTCGCCGGCACGACCCGTGAAGCTACCCAGGCGCTGTTCACTTCCACCCTGACCAAGATCTATGAGGCGGGTGGTGAACCCGACCGCATCATGTGCGCTCCGGACATCCGTGTGGCTCTCTCTTCTGTGCTTCGCGGAACGGCCAACAACAGGATGGAGAACGCGGAGTCCAAGCGCGCTACTGGAGTCATTGACGTCTACGTCAGCGACTTCGGAGCTTTGAAAATCATTCCGAACCGCGTGCAGGCGTACGAGTCCTTCTCGAAGACCTGTGCTTTCATTCTGGACCCCGATTACTGGAAGGTGGCGTATCTCCGCGGCTTCCAGGAACAGCCCCTCGCCAGGACGGGCGACAGCATGAAGGGGCAGGTTCTGGTGGAGTGTACCCTCGAGGCCAGGAACCCCGCGTCCAGCGGCATGGTGGCAGACCTGAAGGTGTAGCGGCATGGCTCTCGACCTGACCAAGCCCGTGTCGGGCGCCGTCCTCGAATCCCGCGGGGACGGCGTCATCGACCGCATCACTCCCGATGGCATTTTGTCCAGGGAGCAGGATGTTACAGAGATTCTTCGTCAGAACGCGGAGGAGAGGGCGGAAGACCGCTTCCGCGGGTTCCGTTTCGCGCCCACCTTCAGGAGGGTCGCCAGCATCCCGGTTGCCGCCGTGGACATAGCGAAGGCGCAGGGGTTGGACATCCTTGGCAACCCCGACGACATGCGGAAGTTTCTCAATGACCCTGCTAACGCAGCGTTTCGGACAACTCATGAAGTTGTCTAGTTGTGAAATGGGAGTTGTTCAATGGCCGATTTGACAACTTATGCGGGCCTCCAGTCCGCCATCGCTGACTACCTCGGCAGGGAAGACCTTACAGAGCGTATCCCTACCTTCATCAGGCTCTGGGAACAGCGCGCTGACAGAACTCTGCGCCTGAGGGCTATGGAGCACCGCTCCCACGCCTTGCTTCCGGCCGGGCAGGGTCAGATGCCGCTCCCGATGAAGCGCGTTCCTGGCGACTGGGACGTTTTTCTGGAAATGCGGGATATCGTCTGGGTGCCTGTTGGCGGTCAGCCCGTAAATCTGTGGTACGCGACGCCGGACGACTACGCCCGGCTGCTGTCAGAGACAGGCCGGCCATACTGCTTCACCATCCAGAGCAACGACCTTTTCCTTCTTCCTTCTCCCGTGGAGAGCGGCCGGCTGGCGCTCACGTACTACGCAGAAGTGCCACCCCTGTCAGAAGAGCAGCCCGACAACGAGGTGCTCCTGCGTCATCCGGATCTGTACCTCTACGGTTCCCTCGTGGAGTCGGCCGTTTTCACGCGTGGCAGTGTCCCCGACGACCTCTGGGTGCAGTACTACACCCGAGCCGTGCATGACATCGAGGTGCAGGAGCAGAGAGCCCGCTACCCCGTTGGAGCGGCCATGCGGCCATTTAGGAGAGTGTAGCTATGGGTTTAACGAATTACGGCGAGACCTATATGCTCGGTCTATATAGGGACGCGAAAACATACTATCTGGGACTTTTCACGGCGACGCCGTCCGAATCGGATGTGGGCACGGAAGTATCCGGCGGAGCGTATGCCCGGCAGACAGTCACCTTCAACGCTCCGGTGGAGGGCGACCCATCCTATATCACCAATGCCGCAGTGGTAGAGTATCCCACGGCTACGGCCGGATGGGGAACCGTCGTAGCCTGGGGCGTCTACGACGCGGCCACGGGCGGCAATCTTATATGGTACGGCACTCTCTCAGTCTCGAAGGAGCTGTCGGCCAACGACACCATCCTGATACACGCCGGTGAACTGAAGCTGACGATGGAGTAGGCCGTGCGCGACTTCACTCTCGAGGACTTTGACACCCACTTCGCCGCTGATATCGACAGCTGGGACGGTGTCTCTCTCGACGATCAGTACGTAACGGGAGAATGTACCATGGCCGCCCAGAGTGGCGGTACGGCGTCTCCCGTGCGGGCCACCGTCCAGACCGTCACAGAGGCGGCGAGAACCGGAGAGGAGCTGGCGTACAGGCGGGCCCGCGTCCTCGACGGCGGTATGCCCTCCAGCGCGGGAGTAACCGGCGGGAGTCTTACCTACCGCAGAGCGGCAGTAGAGACGGCCCAGGCCGATGCCGTAACCGGCGAAGGTACGCTCAGTTACATCCGCCGGCGCAATCTCGTTCTTCTTCTGGCCCACTGTCAGAGCGGGCAGGAAATTTTCCTCAGTTTCCGCGGCTGGGCATGGTCCCCCTACGACACCCCGCAGGATACGGGCCTGTGGATACGGGAGACAGAGCAGTCCGGAGAGTGGGAGCGTGAGCACGGGTTCAGCCAGTTTGTCGAGGGGGGGGGTAGGTAGCCGATGACAGCCAAAGCATCAAAGACCATTCTCGAGTTCGGCGCGTGGGAGCCTGACGATCCTCTCCTGAGAGGCCTTCAGGCGCCTGAGGCACGCAATGTCATCCCTGGCAAGCGCGGGTACCGCTACCTGCCGGGTGTCTCCCCCCTCTCTTTTCCCCAGCTCCCTGGCGGGCGGTGTCTTGCGGCCTACACACTCAAGGACGTGAACGGTGACCTCCTGACCATCGCGGCCTCCTCTGCAGGTCCCATCTACGCTCTGGAAGGCGGAGAGTGGGTCTCGAAGCTCTCAGATGAGACGGTCAGCACGAACCGTGTTTTTGTGAGCTGGGGGCCTTCGCTGTACCTCTTGCATGGAACGTCGCTCTATAAATCCTCCGTGTCCGGAGGATTCGGCGACTTCTCCGCGGTGTCAGCGGCGCCCAAGGCGAGCTGTATGGCCATCGTGAAAGAGTTTTTGGTTCTCGGAGACCTCACGGATGCACGCCAGCGGATCCAGTGGTCCGCTATGGATGACCCTGACACGTGGCCCACGCCCGGGACAGATGATGCCGCGGCAAAACAGCACGACTATCA